CGGCAGATCCGATCGTTCCATTCTGGCAGGGAGAATATTACTGCAAGGGGATGATAACCGGATTGGGGAGTGGTGCCATTGCCGGTATGATCCGTGCAAAGGGGGGTATTGCTTACCTTATTGGCACGACAAATAAAGGTCATGGCTATGGTGCTATTGATGAATCGAAGAATGAGCAGTTCCAGACATTCTTCAGCATGATGTCAAAGGTTGAAAACGGTGAAGATGTCAATAAGAATTTGTGGCTTAAGCTTGGCCCAAACAAAACCAAGTCTTTGTCCACGGAGATGGATGCAGTAGCATCTTTTAATGTACGTTGTAACTACGCTGTATGAAAGTAGGGCAGAAAGTCTATGTGGTAGACACCAAAGACACCGCATTTGCTTTGAATCAGGAGGTGGAATATGCTGGTAAATCGGGCAGATTTCCAGATACGCATTGGCTGAAGGGGGAAGTCAATGGGATGATGCAGGTTCAGGGGTTAAAATCTCGTCAGATAAGCGAAAAGCCAATGCTACCCAATGAAAAAAGGTGATGGCCATGTCAAAGTGTATCTTAATGGTGATGTCGCACTAAAGGGTACGAAGGAAACTGTGGGTGATTTTTTAAAGGACTGTGTGTTCTTGGGAACATATAATGTAGACGACAAGGTTCCAATATCAACTGCTTCGGGCCTGGTTGACTTCTACACGCTGAAAAAAAAGTTCATAGTAAACGACGTTTTACACTTTGTTGTAGAATTATAATTTGTAGATTTGTTGCTCCCAAGCATTAGTTTTCCGGCTGACACGGAATGAAAAACCCTCCGGCAGAGATGTCGGGGGTTCTTTTTTTTAAGGCGAATCGCTATCTTTAACAGGTCAGCCTTAAACTTAAAAACTTGAAGTCATGTCAAAAGCAGGAAATGCAGCTCGGTTAATAAATCGAAGATTTGGAAGTGTAGCAAAAAAAGCACTAGATACCATTTATGGTTTTGGTGATGCGCAAATAGAAATTATAGAAATCGGAGTATGGAACATGGACACTAATGATACAAAACTAGTTGTGCATGATCTTGATGGTTCTAAAATACTTCATGTAGGAGGATACATTGTAGAAGATAGTAGTCCAGTTCCAGGTAGATATCCAATTATATGCATGACCAATGCTGGTGCACCTCAGTTATGGGTAGATTATTGGATAAATGATACTATTTATCTGAGAAGATTGACTTCAGGTATTTTTGATGATTTTACTTTTTCAAGTGCATTAATAAATAGAGGTTTTTTAGCAATCACCTACATTCCTTAATAACTAAAGAATCAAATAGTCATGTCAGATTTAGGAAATGCTTCTAAGTTAATCATCAATAAGCTTGGTGCAAAAACCAAGGCTTCGCTGGATGTGGTATATGGTGGCGCAGCAGCTTTGGTTGCATTGACCGCAAGGGTATTAGCTCTTGAAACTTCTATCGGTTCATTTGTTGTTGGGAATTTAGGTGGACTGAAAGTAAAAGTTATAGAGACTGGAGTTTGGAATATGAATGCTACTCCCACATTAAACGTACCCCATGTGTTAACTTATGCTAATATTAGATTTGTTAGTGCTTCGTTTTTAAACGATGCAAAAACACTTGGTCATACCATGCCAGCCAATTTAACCACAAGCATAGATGCTAACGTAACTTGGGATGGAACAAATGTTATACTTAACAGAAGAACAGCTGCATCTACTTTTTCATCAGATACTAACTATGACGATCCTGCAATTGTTCGTGGTTGGGTTAAGATAGAGTACGTCTAATGCAGTCCTACTTTCCGGACTTATTTTTTGACAACACAGATTTAAAGCATAGGTATTATACACCAAGTCTTTATATTCTCTATTCTGCAACTACCGTTGTAAGCTATTTCCATGAGAAGTTTGATACTGTTGGTATAGCAAAAGAGTATTCTGAAAAGCGCCTGGAAGAAGATCCTACCTTGACAAAAGAGGTAGTGCTTAGCATGTGGGATTACATTCGGGACACTGCGGCAGCAGCCGGCACACAACTCCATGAATTTGCAGAGAACATAGGAACGCCAAACATAAGCGGAGAATATTCACTTTCTGAGGCCGCTTGTTTTTATCGCATCCACAACTACCTGAACACTAAGACTCCAAAAGAAAAGGAGTTTATGATGTATGATCCGGAAACATTGTTGTGTGGAACGACTGATGCGATCTTTGATGTCAGCAGTTATCTTATCGATATAGAAGATTGGAAGAGCACCAATCCAAAGAGTTATGATGTTCCCTTTATGGGAAGGAAGATGTACTATCCTTTTCACGATATTGATGATTGTCCACTTGGACACTATACTGTACAGCTAAACATTTACCGATATATCATTGAAAAGAGAACTCCATATAAGGTCAACGATATGGCCATTTTGATGTTGAAGATTGACAATGGCCTAAAGATGCCATTTCGGATTACGCTACCCAGAATCAGCGATGATGTGATAAAGGAGGCTGCTATGATTTTGCACAATCGCATAGATCCAGTAACACTACAGCCGAAAAAAGACAATTATTCTAACTACGGAGTTTGGTAATTTGATCTTATTGTGTAATATTTGTACACAATGAAGGAATTGCTAGGTGATCTAACGATTGAAGAGGTTATTGCCGAACTCAAAAGAGAATCGACAATGCGAAAAACTGTTTATCCAAGACTTATTGCCTCTGGAAAAGTTACAGAAGCAAATGCGATAAAGCAGACTTTAAGACTTAATGCTGCAATAAAAGTATTGGTGTCGCTTAAAGAATATCTGTCAAGCCAAAAATCTTTATTCCATGAAGGTTAGCAAAAACTTTGATTTGTGGGAGTTCGTATCAAAGAAGATACTTGCTCAAGGAGAAAAAACCGCATTGCTTACTGTAGATAAGCGAATCATCACTGTAGCACAAGCCATAAGGGATGACATTGATAGAGGCGTATTTATCAATACATATAATCTTGGTGGCCATCTGGAGAACAGTGGAGTCCGGGATTTTGACACACCTATTGGTGCCAAATACAGCCAGCACAAATATGGCAGAGCCATTGACATCAAGGTTCCATCCATGAATCACAAGGAAGTAGTTGAAAGGATCATGAAAAGAGAAATGTTTTTCTTCAACTTAGGTGTCAGAAGGATTGAATCACTTGAAGCTACTCCAACTTGGATCCACATTGATCTTGGAGTTTCAAATCTTGATCAATCAGGCATCATAATTTTCAAACCATGATAGGACTATGTATATCAGGTGGTGGAGTAAAGGGCGCTGAAGAAAAAATCCATCCTTTTTAAGAGCACAAAAACCAAAACTAAAAATCAAAACTTTACTATGAGAGCATTCAAAATTGCACCGCCTACGTTAGCGAATTGCCAACTGGTAGGACACAGAGTTTTACTCGAACAAGTAGAATCTATCTCTGAAACAAACATAGCAGCAGGCCACGCATTTATCATCAGGAAAATTGGGCCTCAAGTTCCTGAAGAGGCGCTTTTGAAAGAAGGCATGGTTTGTTATCTGGAACCCGTATTGGGTATGAACAAAGAACTTCAAGTTGAAAACATGATGGGCATTCATTTTGCTGATCAAGGAAAGAGAGCTTTTGTTCTGCTGACAGCATTCACTTGGATCAACTTTGCCTATGAAACAGATCTTATTGCTGTACAACAAAAAGACTTCAGCAGGCCAAAAATCGAAGTTGTAGAGAATGAGATTATTTTACCTGTAGGGTTAAAAGGTGGAAAAGCATAAAACGGAAAATGATGATTAAGAAAATAAGTATCCCTGGAAATTCCGGGGATACTCTTTTTTGTCTGAAGCTGATCAATGGAATCCTTGGATTGACAGAAAGGGAGCTGTCTGTCATGGCTGGACTCATCGAATTTCAGTACAACAATGCAGAAGATGAGATTGCTTCTACGGCCGCAAGGAAATTCTATGAAAGCAGCAACATAAGAAAGTACATCAGCAGATTTATTTCAATGGGCTTATTTGTCAAGCAAAAAGACGGAAGGCTTGTTCCCATTGACCTGATAAAGAAGACCTCTGAAATATCTGGTTACTACATACAGGTAGAAAAAAATGGCTGATAACATATCAGATATCATTGCCAAAAGGTTAGCTAAAAAGTACAATCTTCCTCTTTATGTGATGAAGAAGATCATCGACGCTCAATCATCTGTTGTGGCCAACACCATATCGAAGGGAGCCTTTGAGCCGATAAAGCTTTCTTATCTTGGATCTTTTGAGCCTATGAAGAAAAGAATCATTCATTTGAATAACAATAAATACAGAAGGGGTGGCAAAGACAAGTCAGGAGATACAACAGATTGATGCGAGAAACATTCCTTTGCTGCAATGGAAAGATGGAGACATCATCATTTCACCATTTGCCATGACCATAGAATGTTTCAAGACCATATGGAAAAATGATAAGACACGGGATAAGGAGAACGCCAAGAGACATCTTGGCTATATTTTTTTTATGTCGGGAGCAAGCACATTGTTTCAGCGTTATTCAGAAAAGCAGCTAGAGGCAAAGGTAAAAAATGAGGTAGGGCTTCCTGATAAGTGGAAGCCAAATCAAAACGTATTGGATGGCATAGAGATCTACAGGGATATGACTTCTACGATAACCAGCGCATTACTGGTTGCAGCAGAAGAGAATCTTAGAGATCTTTACGTCATCTGCCAGCAGATAAAGGCAAAGTATCAAATGCTTTCAAATGAAAAAGGGCATTCTACCGAACAGCTAGAGCAGATCATAAAGCTTTCTACCAGCTACATCACGATGACAGAAAAGATTCCAAATTCAATAGAGAACCTTGAGAAGCTAAAAGACAAAGTGGAAAGCGAAAAGAATAGCAAGAAGATCAGATTCCGTGGTGATTATAAGCCGGGAGCATACGAAATACCAGAATCAGATGAGGACAATTTTATCGAATGACAGCGTAATATTAAAAGCACCTACAGATTTCCCACTGGTTAACACCAACTATTTTAGGGAAGATGCCTTGTATTTTAAGAAGAACGGAATTTATTGCGGTGCGCCAGAAAACTCAAGGGAATTCAAAGAGTTTTGGGACGACAGGATGGACAGGTGTATCAATGGATACAAAGTAGGCGATGTAAAAATAACTGGATATCATTATTTCTACCTGAACTTTTGCCCTATTGAGCGGCTTCCGGATCTATATGGAGTGGTCCACGATGTAAAAAAGGTAGACACAGTAAAAGACTTCCCTGCCTTTTGGGATGGAGACTTTGCATACTTCAATGCTATAGAACTTGCCGAAAACCTTGGAAAGCACATGCTGGTGCTCAAGGCCAGGGGAAAGGGATATTCCTTTAAAGGTGGTTCAATGTGCGACAGGAATTTTTACCTGATACCAAGATCAAAATCATACTGCTTTGCCTACGAAAAGGAATACCTGATTAAAGATGGTGTGCTCACAAAGGCATGGGATTACATGGATTTTCTCAACAGCAAGACAGCATGGAGAAAGGCACGACAGGCAAAAAGCACAGACCTGCATAGAAGAGCATCGCTACTCAATGGAAAAGATGAGTTGGGCTACATGTCAGAAATCATTGGCGTAGCATTTAAGGATAACCCAGGAAAGGTTCGTGGTAAGCGTGGCAAGCTAATCCAGTGGGAAGAGTTTGGATCTGCACCGGGAGGAATGAGGGCATGGAACATAGCAAGGAAATCAGTAGAGCAAGGGCGCTTTAATCGGGGCATCATGATTGGCTATGGAACAGGTGGGCAAGAGGGGCCAGAGTTTGAGGCCATGTCTACCATGTTTGACGCTCCGGATTCATTTAACATCTTGGCTTTTGAAAGTGACTATGAGCCTGGCGCACAGGGATCATGTGCATTCTTTGTTCCTGACTATTGGAACAAAGAGGGATTCATGGATTCAGAGGGAAACAGCTCATGCGAAGAAGCTTATGATTACGACATAGAAAAACGGGAAGAGGTAGAGCAGGGTGGTGATCAGTCTGCATTGGAACAGCTGATGGCCGAAGAGTGTCATACACCATCGGAGGCCATGATGAAAACGGGAACCAACTTCTTCCCATCGGCAGAGATCAATCCATGGATTAGCGCCATCAAAGCCAACAAATATCTTAGGGAGATAGGCACCAATGGGTTCATGGTCGAATACCATGATAAAGGCGTGTCATTTGTTCCTAATGCACAAGGTGTTTCAGGTCATAACAGCACTGGACCTATGCCGCTAAGTTTCCCTATAGGAAAGGATTCTAAGGCAAAAGGATGCATCACCGTTTATGAGTCACCATTTACCATCAATGGTGTGGTCCCTGATGACCTGTATATCATATGCCATGACCCCTATGCTTTTGATGAAACGGGCAAGTCTACCTACATGTCTGTTGGATCGCTGTTTGTGATCAAAAGGTCGAACAGCAAGTCAAAGCCTGATGATGTGATCGTGGCTTCTTATGCTGCAAGGCCAGAAAAGCAAGATGACTATAACCGGCAAATGTTCTTGCTGGCACAATATTATAATGCCAAGATAGCTTTTGAGAATGACCGTGGTAACGTGATTGGATATGCCAAAATTAACAAGCTGACCAAGTGGCTGATGCCGGAATTCAGGTATATAAAGAATGAGGATGGTAGCTTTGCCAGAAGCCTAAGCCGTGGATTTGGTATGTCGATAAATGATGGAAAGGGCCATAGGAAAAGACAGGGGCTTCTGCTTTATAAGGATTGGCTAATCAGAAAACGGGGTGTTGACATAGACACGGAAAAGCACATTTTGAACTTACACACAGTATATGACATACCTTTGCTACAGGAAACGCTGAAATATTCTAACGACAGGAAAAAGAACTTTGACCGTGTTTCGGCCATGATTATTGGCATGTATGCATTGGAAGAATTGGAGTACAGGGAAAAAGATCCAGATACGGAAAACGATGAATTAGAAGATCAGAACAGTTTTTGGAATAGAGAAATGTTCGTTTAAATTATCTTTATGTCATGGACGTAATAACAAGCTACAAACAAGATGGCATTGCACCACGCCAGAGGGTTCCCAAATCGGTAAAGGAAACCAAAAAGTGGCAAGAGTCTTCTGTAAGGCATTTTATCAAGCTCTCTAAGCTGAATGGATTTACTTCTGCCGATGGGCGGGATTTTTCAAAGCTATACGATGCATACAACGGAAAGATTGACGCTTCGTATTATACCCACGTTCTCAATCCATATAATTCTGAGCAATGGAACAAGATGAAGTTTCCTGCAAGGCTCCGGGATTATCCAATCATACGTCCAATCATTGACGCATTGATTTCCGAACGTGCTGGCCGTCCTTTTGTGCCACAGGTATTCAGCAAGAAAGCCAGTGTCATTGAGCGAATCAAGGAAATCAAGCAAAAGAAATATGCTGCCGAGATGGATCAGGCAGTCATCAATGGGCTTGGTCGTGTAGGCGTAAACATTGGAGAACAGAGGACGCTAAAGACTCCAACAGAGATTGAGTCGTCCAGCAAGCAGGATCTATACGACAAAGAATCAAGGGATGCACAGGATATGTTGGAGTATGCCATCCGGGAAACAGAATGGGAACAGCAGACACAGATTGGATTCTTTGACTTCGTTGTGCCAGGGGAATGTTACAGCTTTCGTGACTTCTCTGAAGGCAAGGTCACCTACAAATTTATCTCTCCACAGTATGTAAGTTATGATGCAAGTGATGGAGCCATCTTTGTTGAAGATGGTGCTTTTGCCACTTGTAAGATGAAGCTATTGGTAAACGATGCCATTGACTTGCTTGGTGATTCTTTGAAAGATTGGCAGATCAAAGAGATGGAGCAGGAGGAATACAATTCCGCATCGGGAATCAACGTGTATGATTATGCTCATGTTGGTCAAACGCAGTCCAACTCTTCAATGGCTACAGTAGACATTGTACATGTCAACTGGAAAAGCTATCGAAAGGTAGGCAAGCTAATCAGCATAGGGCCAGATGGCGTTACTTCAGAGATTGAAGTAGACGAAGATTACATTGCCTCAGAAAATGAGTATATAGATTGGCGGTGGGAGAAGATCTACTATCATGGCTACGAAGTCATGGGTAAATGGATTGTTGGCGTTGAACCCTTGTATGGCCACAGGAAGTTGTGCTACAATGGTCGAAAGATGTCGAACCGGCATTCAAAAAATGTGAGCCTTGTTGAGTTGGGAATTCCATTTCAGGTGCTGTATAACATTGTACACTATCGTCTGGAATTAACGCTGGCAAAGAACAAGGATAAGATTGTGCTCATGGAAATTGGTGCAATTCCAAAGAAGCCAGGATGGGATGAAGACAAGTTTATGTACATGGCCGATTCTATGGGCTTTGCTTTTATCGACACCACACAAGATGAAAAGCTTAGCAGAATGAACAACTATCAGGTGCTGGATGCAAGTCTTGGCCAACACATTGATTTGCAGTTTAGGATCCTTCAGGCGATAAAAGAAGAATGGCATGAATTGGTAGGCTTCACCAGGCAACGTTTGGGCCAAACACAAACATCAGAGGCCGTATCCAATGTTCGGGAATCTATCTTTAGGTCATCGATCGTCACCGAAAACATGTTCCGGAAGTTTGATGATCTGGAAATGAGAGATGTCAACTACATCTTGAAGTTGACAGCATCAGCATGGAGAGAAGGAATGCAAACCAGCTTCGTTGATCGCAATGGAGAACTGAGGACAATCGATATGGAAACTGGCCCGGACCCGGATTTCATTGAGGTCTATGCAAGCAACAAGTCGGAGGATATTGCTAAGATGCAAAAACTGGAAGCATTGGTTCAGCAGTTTGCACAGAACAAAATGGATCCATTGATGATTGCTCAATTGCTGGATTCGAAAAGCTTCAACAAGATCAAGCAGATGCTGGTTGAAGAAAGAGAGATGCGTACCAGGATGGAGCAAGAACAGCAAAAGGCAGCGCAAGAGGCACAGGCGCAAAAGGATAAAGCTGACTTTGAAAAGACGAAGTATGATGCTGATCGCATAGATGCCAGGGAACAAATGAAGCAACAGGCAGAAACAGAGCGAACGATCATCATGGTTACCGGCAATGCAGCCAACAAAGAAACTCCAGTCACGCCTATGGAAATTGCTAATATGCAAATGGACATGGAAAGTTCTGAAAGAGAAGGTGGTCAAAAAGACAGAGAGCTTGATCTGAAAGAAAAAGAAATGGACCTGAAAGACAATATGAACAGGCGGGATAATGAAACGGCACTGAAGAACAAGGTAGTCGGAGAGTCTAAGAAAAAAGGTTCATAGTAATAACAATACAAATAGCATTTAACAATTTATTTAATCAACTTAATTTAGCATCATGTCAAATCCATTGGCGGACTTATCAAAAATCACTACACAGGATATTCTCAATCCAGAGAGTATCTATGATCCTGTCCAAAAGAAGGAAAATCCAAATGTAGTTGATGATAATAAAACGGATAAAACAGCCGAAGAACTAGCGGCAGAAAAGAAAGCTGCAGAAGCGGTCGGAGACGATGTAGATGATCAGGGCGAAGAAGGTGAAGGTGAAGGTGAAGGTGAGGGCGAAGAGTCGCAAGAAGATGGGCCTTCTGAAATTGATCAGGTCATTGAGTATTTGGGGCTAACGAAAGAAGAGGTTGGTGAAATCAGCAATGATGCTACCGGCCTTTCAAGGATTGCCGAAGTTCAATCGCAAAAGATCCTTCAATCATCGTTTCAGAATTTCTTCGAAGAAAATCCTTCGATCTACAAGCTTCAATTATTTCTTGAAAACGGTGGAACCGAGAAGGAATATTTTGAAGCCATGTTTTTCAATGCTGACATTTCTGAAGTAGACGAAAAAACAGAAGAAGGCCAGATTGCCATCATCCGTGAAAATGGAAAGCGCAAAGGCATGTCGTCAGAAGATACGCAAGACCTGATTGCCCTTTGGAAAGAGAAGAAGATTCTTGACAAAAAAGCCAAAGAGTTCAAGACGGAAATAACCAAGCATGACACAGAGCAAAGGGAGCAGAAAATAAAAGAGCTGGAAATAGCAAGAGACGAAAGGGAAAAGCAAGAAGCTCAATATCAACAAGCTGTTGTCAACACAATAGGATCTGGAAAAATTGGTGTGTTTGAGTTGCCGCTTGCAGAGAGAAAAGCCTTTTACGATTGGATGTCAAAGCCTGATGGAACTGGTCAAACGGCCAGAAGCAAGGTAAGGTCTAAGCTCACCATCGCTGACAGCCTGGCTCTGGAATACATCATCGGCTACTCCGGGTGTTCCAAAATTTGGCACCAAGAAAAAGATAGCTGTTGAGAAGAATGTTCAATCACCAAAACAGGGAAACGCAACGTCTATCCGAGACATGAACGTTGTCGATATTTTTCAAGGAACAAATTAAGATTTTAAAAGAATAAATAATCATGGCTGATAATGTAAGCAAACTCAGGCTGTACCGGGACGTTTATAATGAAGACCGGCACACCGACGAAAACAGTCTGGCAAAAGCTTTGCTGTTAAATCCCGATGTAATCTCCACTGCACTCACTCACCTGACGGGCAAGGAAGACAAGCGTTTTTCTCTGGCAAGCATTACCGAAGGTGCTGGCAACATGAAGACCATCAACGGGATTGAATACGATTGGCCAGTGATTGGTCGAATGACGAAAGGATCCCGTGTGGCCACGACAATTCTCAGCGCTCAAGGTGCTGGCCGTGCGAAATTCTGGATTGAATTTGAAAGCAACTGGTTTGTAAAAGGCTACTTGATTGAAGCACCTGATGGCACACAGTGCTTGATCAAAGGTGTAGAAGATCGTGGCAACAAAACCGCATACCTTGTAGAGATTGCTTCCTCTACCAATTCTGCAGCTACCGTAGCAATAACCAACCTTGCTGCCGGAACAGTGTGGTCACAGCTTTTTGCTCCTGTTGCCGTAAGTGGTAGCCGTGGCAACGAAAGCCGCAGGGTGATGCCATCCAGGATGCGTAACCAGATTACGCACCTTCGTAAATCTTATGGCTACGAAGGCAACGTAACCAACATGGCCGTGAATGTCCAGCTACCTACTGCTGGTGGTGGAAGCAACACGTTGTGGTGGCCTTTTGAAGAATACCAGCATTCTCTGGCCTGGAGATTGGAATGCGAGTCCAGCTACTTGTATTCCAACTATAACCGAGATTCCAATGGTATCATCCACCTGAAAGATGAGAATGGAAAAGTCATTCCAATCGGTGCCGGCTTGCTTGATCAGATCCCCAACTACAACACCTATTCCACGCTGACGGCTTCCAAAATCAAGAGCACCGTTCGGGATGCTTTGTTTGGATGCAGTGATGCGGAAAAAGTCATGATTGACTTGCATACCGGAACGGGTGGACGGGAGGAATTTGACAACGCCATGAAGTCGGATTTGACTGCTGCCGGATACACCATGACCGATGGTAATGGACTATTCGTAAAAGGTCAAGGCCGAGATCTTGTGTTGGGTGGATTCTTCACTGCCTATGAGCACGTTGACGGACACGTTATTCGTGTACACCACAATTCCATGTTGGACACTGGACCACGAGCACAAAACAGCCCGAAACATCCACGCACTGGTTTGCCACTGGAAAGCTATCGAATGCTTTTTGTTGACAACTCCATGTATGATGGTGAGCGCAACTTGCTGATGGTTACGCAGAAAAACCGTTCCATGCTACGTTGGGCTGTTGCCGGATCTACTGTTCCAAGTGGATTCACCGGTAACGACACCAGAGCCAACGACATTGATGGTGCCACGATTCACTTCCTGAAAGCCTCTGGAATGTGTATTCGCAGGGCAACCAACTGCTTGCACCTGGAATGCATTGCCTCATAATATTCCGTTGTTCTCTTTTTGATTTCTGATGCTTGGAAAGGGGGTTTACTTAAGTAGACCCCTTTTCTTTATATTTGCATCATAACCAAATTAAAAGCATCATGGTCATAATCTATAGAGCACCGTTAGATCAAAAGATTCCAGAAGACCTTCAGGAGTTGAGCATAAAAAAAGTTGGCAGCTTTTTGAGCAATGGAACCACTGCCAGGCTCTTGACGGAGGAAGAAGAAAGAAAAATTATGCCCGGCATATTAGGGCTTGAGTTTTCAGAGAAAGATTTCAGAAAGCGATGTGAAGAATTTTATGCCAACTTGGAGGCAGACGTTCCGATGAATGGATTGAAGCTGGATAATAGCGTAAAAAAGGGTGGAGAGCCTTCCAATCCAATAGAGTATTTAAGGTTCCGGCTGTGTGAGCAGATGCCTATTGTCGCTTCCAGCAAAGAGCAGTTTCACACTTCAAAGCGCTACAAGTTTTACATGGAAGATACCGAGAAGGTATTGGAGGAAAAGCGGAACAAGGTAGCCACAGTCAAAAAGGCAAACAAGATCTTTGTACAGATGGAGGAATCAGATCCACGCAAAGAAATGATTATTGAAAGGATGTATGATGGATCTATTGACACTATTGAAAAAAGCGATTACGATTCACACCTGCAAAACCTATTGAATTCTGAGCCAGAAAGATTTATTCAGCTGGCCAACGATAAAGATCTATTGATCCAAGGAACGATATCCAAGATGATCAAGTATCAGATCTTACGGCAAATTGGGTTGGACATCTTTATGAATGATGACACCAAGCTTGCAGAAACATTTGAAGATGCAGTCACTGTGTTTAAAGATCCATCGAAGAAAAGCTTAGTTTCAAAATTGGAAGCCTTGCTTAAAGAGAAGATCAATAAAAAATGACCATACAGAAAATGCATATTGATGTCAGGCAAAGGCTTCAGCGCATAGGTGCTGATTTCTACGGACAGCTTTTGCCTGGCTCAATAGATTTTTGGCTTAACAGGGTAGAAGACAATTTGGTTACAACGATGTCTTCTTCTTTGTTGAGAAGGGAGGGTCTTATTCCCGGATCGCAAGACATGGTTCAGGCCTATACAGATATGCTTGACCCGATCATCGTCAAGAGTAAGCGAATACGGGCATCTGGAAACACCGATGGACAGATTTATTCTGACATTCTCTTTCCACGCTTTGATGCCATATTCCCACCAGATTATGATCACCTGATTTCTGATCGATCTACTGTGATATGGGATTGCAAGGATTTTAATGTTTCGGGAAATTTGCTTATTGAAACGATAGATACCAAGTATTGTGCAGCGTTTACTTTTGATCTAGGTCACACGCTAAAAATCTACACTGGCACCACACTTCTTTACAGCACAGAAGACTATTCTTTCAGCGAAGATTTAAGCGACGAAGAGCGATACGAAGTAGTCAACCATGTAATGATGTGGGCCAGGGAGAATTTCAAGAATGGCTCAGAAGTTGTTGAATTGTATTGGGAGCAATATGGAAACACTTACAAAAGATCATCTTTTATTGTTGTTACCAATTCAGAAACTTTCAGAGATTCACTTAAGTTTTCTTACGTTGTAGATGAGGATGTAGAAAATCTTATTCTCTCTCCATCGTTTGAGGCAGTATCACCGTGGAATATTTCTGGCTTTGGATGGGTAATCAACACGGGAACAGGTGTAGCTACTTATACGGCCGGATCCGGAACTGGATATCTTGAGCAGCTTTTGGCAACGCCAATAAATACGAGTGATGCTGGCTATGTGTTAAAGTTTGTTGTTGATAGCATAGGAACAAATCTTCGTGCCTATGCAGAGCTTTCCGATTTTACTCAAATTCTTATTAAGAATGCTACGGCTATAGGGACCTATGAGATAGACATTCCTCCTGGATACGAGATCATACGAATATTTTTCAGGGGAACAGATGCTGAAGGAACCGGATCTATTTCTTTTGTTCAACTATCGGTTGGCAACCTTGCCAATGAAGCTTTTGCAAAGGATATTTATCCAAAGTCTTATGCCGGAACGAACAAAGGGACGTATCCAAATTCACTGCAAAAGCAAGAGCATCTATATCATTCCTTGATGAATCCTATGCGTAAAACGGTGTATTCAAATCCGATGAGTTCAAATTCATCTGGATTGCTACACGTTTTTGCATCAAAAAGGTTTATAGTAATAGAATTGGTTATAGATTATATCAGGAAAAGAAGAAGGATGAGTTTATCTTTGAATCAATCGACCGAGTTACCTAAGCTTGCAGAAAAGGTTATTGGAGAAACAGTAACAGCAATGCATGAGGCAATTCAAAGTGGGAATTTTCAAACAAGCGCTATAGAAGCGAGAAAAAGTAATTAGTCATGGCATATCGTCCAAAAGGTTTTCCAAATGTAGGCACACTATTCGTTGCAAAAAATGTTCTTTATGGAAGCAATGATGGTATTAGTGCAAACAATTCTACTGGCCCATCCAACTTATTTGATGGATCTGTAGCAATCTATGCAATAGGAAGCAACACTGAAACCGGTGGATCCG